CTGGGTCGCCTCACGCTGGAGGCGGACGTGCTCGTTAGAACCCTCTAGCATGGTCGCTGTCGCCCTTGGGAGCGATGGTACGGGTGTTGGCCTGCCCCTTGGGTTCAAAGAGGCCCTGCCAGCCCTGCAAGAGGCTCCCCTCGATGGACTGGATGGCCTTGGAGGCTCCCCACTGGCTAAAGACGGTGTTCCAGCGGCAGATGTACTCGTTGTTGGTGGACCAACGCTTGGCCCTACGGTGGGCCAGCCACCGGTCCCAGACCTCAGCCAACTGGCTGTTGGCACGAATGAAACCATCGTCGATAAGCACCTCCGAACCTTTACTATCACTTGTGTCTATCTCTTTATTACTATCTGGGTGAAGGGATTTTCGCCCCCTAGGTGAAGAAACTTTCACCCCTCCCGTGAAGGGCTTTTCACCCCGGTCGATGGTGTGGCTGATGATGTCCCAGAGCACCCCGTCGTCGTCCTTGCGGACATAGCCAGCGTCGAGCAGACGACCGATGCTGTACTGGGTGTTCCGCACGGACTGGCCCATGTACTCGGACAGGGCCTCGCGGGTGGCGAAGCACCCACGCTCGTTGCACAGGATGTGGATGACCCCGAACAGGAACTTGTCGCTCTGGGTCAGCCGCGTGTCCGTAAAGACACGGGCCGGAATCCAGACCCCCTTGAACTCGAAGTCCTTAGCCATTGAGGGCCTGCTTGCCGAGGAACTCGGCGGTTTCGGGGCGACCGTTCTTGTTCCACCAGAGCCAGCGATTGATGGCTGAATGGTAGAGCATGCGGCCCTTGATGAACATCTCATCCGAGACGTAGCCGATGCGAACGTCGTAGGGCTCGTCCTTGCTCTGGGCCACGTACTCGAACTTGGTCTCCAACTTGGAGAACTTCTGGACGAGGTCGTGGTAGAACGCTGACTGCACGGCCCAGCCGTTGCTGTACGAGGCACCGGACACGTTGGAAATGTCGGCCACGCTCTTGAGGTCCTTGATGAGCACGTGGTCAGGGAACACGTACACGGCGTCGAGCAGGGCCTTGACGTCGACCTCCTTGCCCTTGAACTCGCCGTCGATGACCCTGAAGGTACCGAAGATGGCCTGTTCGTGGCTGGAGGTGATGGCCAGTTTCTCGTCGAAGTACTTCCGGGAGATGGAGGCCATGCGTACCAACTTGGCGAAGTCATCCTGCTTGAGGACGGTCTTGCCCGCGTTGCTCACGCAGAAGGCCTCGTAGATGCCCTTGCCCTCCTTCGTGCGGCGGTCGCAGTCAGGCAGGATGGCGTACCGCTTGTTGAAGTCGTTAGGCTCCAGCACCTGCGTGTGCAGGGCCGTGCCGAACGCCAGAGCGGGCGTCTCCTCGGGGTTCAGTCGGCGGTACTCCGCGTAGGACGGAGAGACACCGAGCACGTCCTTGAGGTAGGACTGGTTGAGGGCATCGGCCGACCGGTAGGTCTTGGCGACCTCAGGCGTGGCGACCCGGGCCGACACCAACTCCAACTTGAAGTCAGGGTCGAACTGGTAGGACTTAGCCATTGAGTTCGGCGTTGATTTTGGACAGCCCCTTGCGGATGAACTGCTGGTTGGCCTCGGTCTCCTCGATGAGCCGCTTGGCGTCGAGGATGACGTTGGTGAGTTTGGCGTCGGCTTCGACGAGGGCCACGGCCGTGCGGCCGAGGTCGTCTTTGCTGGGCTTGTCGTCGGACTGTCCGAACACCCACTTGAGGGTGAGCGACTCGAACGTCTGGTTTTCTAGGTTAGGCATGTGTGTGCTTGGTTGGGTGAAATTACTGGTTGCCAAAGATGTACATGGCGACGTGCTTATCGAGGGTCTTGCGACCTCCGTTGTGGACCGTGACGCCCCGCTTGATGCAGTTGGCCACGTGCCTGTCAATGGTCTCGATGAAGTGCTTGGAGGTACGCTTGCCCAGCGACTTGGCTAGGGCTCGGATGTTCGCCGCCTTGACGTACTTGGCCATTAGCCGAAGATGACCTCCTCGGCGATGGCGACCTGAGCCATGAAGTCGTCGTGGATGCCATCGGGCTCGTACGTCTCCATCATGTAGTCGTCGGCACGTTCGGCGTCGAGCGTCAGGAGGCTGAGGTACATGACGTACTCCATGACCTTGTTGCGGGAGACGTTGTCGTCGCCACCGGACTTGCGGCCGAAGGCGTACTTCGTCCAGCGTTCGACTACGACCTCAGGCGTGAGCGTGACCCACTTCGACTTGTAGGAGTCGTAGTTGAGGCGAGCCTTGAGCGTCCAGTCCTTGATGGCTGGCTTGCCCGAGGCGGTCGCATCGAGGTCAGGACCGGCGAAGGCCGCGTCGAGGAAGCCGCCCTTGGAGAGCGACTCGACCTCGAACCAAGCCGGGTTGATGCCCGTCTCGAAGGCCCCGTTGATGACGGAGGCGATGGCGTTGGTGACACGAATGTCGTTCGTGTCTACTTTGGGAGGCATGATTATCATGTGTGTGCGTGGTTGGTGTTATTACTGTGTGTAGTGGGTTGTCAAGCGACGTCTCTTAGGAATTTCGGAGGTTACGCTTGGCGGTCTTGTAGAAACCATCCTGAGGGATGACCACGGACTTGCGTTCGTTGATGATGACAAGGGCCACATCCAGCATCGTCTTGAAGTCGGCCACATCTACGGCGTCGCCGCTGAAGGTGGAGGTGGCTACTTCGAGGTCGCTTACATAGTCGCCGTTCGCGTCGCGATAGGTGTGACTACGGACGTCGACCGAGTATCCGAACTTAGCGACGCAGGCGTTCTCCGGGTCGGCAATCCAGCACTTGTACTCGACCAGATTGGACGTCACCTCGTTGATTTTGCGACTGGTTTCGTCGAGTTCATCAGCGTCGAGTTCCTTGTCCTCGTACTTCGATTTCAAGTATTTGAGCGAGGATTCGCACTCCTTGATGTAGCGGTTGGCTTTCTCGATGATTTTCTCGTTGGTCTCCTTGGGAGCCAGTTCGATGGTGTGGTTCAAGTCAGCACCGCCGCCGCTCAGGACGTACTTCCGGTTGCCGATGGTCAGCAGGACGCCGTATTCGCCGTTGATGCGAGCCCCGGTAAGGGCCTTCAGATAGGTCGTATCCTTGACGGCTTCAGTCTGAGCCTTTTTAGAGGCTTCGACGGCATAGGGACGAAGGGCTTCGTCGAGGCGTTCTTCGAGTTCTTCCCGAATCTCGTAGGCGGCCTCGTACTTGGCGGCAAGGACCAAGGCTTCGGCTTTCTTGCCTCGGGTGCCCTTGGGCTTGGCCTCGTTGGTTTCGATTTCCTTGCTCAGGCTTTCGCATGACGCTTCGGAATCGGCCAGAAGGGCCTTGAGAAGGGATACTTCTCGGTCGTTGATGGTATTGGTGTTACTCATGGTATGTGTGTGGTTTGGTTGGTGAAAAGGGATGGCCCTTGCGGGCCTGTGCTTACTTACTGAGGGCGAGACCGGCGATGACGATGACACCCGTGAGGATGGCAGTGTCGATAACGACGGCGACGAGCCAGAGTTCGGCGATGGACTTTTTGGTCATGTGTTGTGTTGTTTGTGGTTGTGCCCTTGCGGGCGGGAAAGGGAGAGGGCTGTGACGCTCAAGGACGACCGTTCCAAGGGTGTATGATTGGGAAACTGTCCTGAGGCGAATGTGCCCTCAAATGGTCCTCAAGGTCGGAATCGAACCAACATTCACGGTCTTTCAAACCGCTGTTCTGCCGTTGAACTACTTGAGGCTAAATGGTCCTTGGTGTCGGAATCGAACCAACATTCACGGTCTTTCAAACCGCTGTTCTGCCATTGAACTAACCAAGGATAAAGGTGGAGCGTAGGGGAATCGAACCCCTCAACCAAGGTATTGCATTTACCAGTTGTGTCGTGCCTGACGAACGCCCCGAAATTGATTGTCTGAAGAACAGTGTCGGAGTGATTGCTCACCGTCGACTCCATTCACAATGCAGGCCAGTAGTCCTTCGTCAAGCGTCTGTAGTCAGATTGCTGTCCTAGTTACGTAAGTTGTTGATAACCAGTGCAATCCAGATGCACTATTTTTCACCCAACCCACTCAATCTGGTGGGCAATCTCGCTATGGGACCGGATAAACAGGGGTCTATTGGCCTCCACATACTCAGCACCACGGATGGTGTTGTAGGCGACCCACTCGCGAGCATCGTCCACGTGCTGCCCTGTAATTGATTTGTAGATACGATACCACTTGATGCCTGGCCCTTCGTAGTTGAATTCATCATACGCATACATGATGGCGTAGATGCACTCCACGATGTTGAGGTCATACACGGCATGCACCTGCTCGCCAGAGTACGACACACCCACGCACGCATAGTCCAGCCACTCTCTCGGCTCCAGCAGAACCATGTTGCCCAACTCAGGGCTGAAGCATTTGTTGTTCTCGATGTACGTGCCCACCCCGCTCACGCCCTTGTACTCCTTACGCAGGCTGTATGGGATTTTGGCTTTCTTCTTTTTGCTTACCTTGGTGTTCGCCTTGCCCTTGCGTCGTGATGTAGAACTCATGGACCCAACACCACACCGGCCCACACCACAGGGCAAGCAAATGAAACTGACTTACTCCAGCGACCAACGCTCCCTGCTCAAGGCCCTCGCCCTCATCGAGTCAGGCGACAATCCCAAGGCCAGAGGCGACGTCGATAGCCCGGATGGCCCGGCCCTAGGCCCATACCAGATACACCAGCATGCGTGGAATCAGATTAGCGATTGGCGAGCCAAGCATGGGCTAGACGTTCGCCCCTATCACACAGCAACCGACCCACAGTCATCGAAGTACTACGCACTCTCGTTCCTGACGTGGATACAGGCTGAGTTCCTAGAGCATCACCATGCCCTGCCTAGCCCCCAGTTGCTTTACGCTTGCTACTCACTAGGCCCAGCCGTCATACCCAAGATACGACACATGAAAGGGCTGACCAAGACGTCCAGCCCCTTCGAGCCCTCCATGCTTACATCCAAGGCCCCCACAACGCCCCTCACCTCAGTAGGCTATGCCTATGCCCTAGCCCGTCGCAAGATGGCCACAGGCCAACGCTACACCAACCTGCTGGATGCCCACCACCAGTCCATCCGCGACGTCGGTATCCCCCTGCTATGGGAGTGAACGATAGGGCCAAGTTCGACCTAGACCTCCAGTACGGCCAGCAGGGTGAACGCTGGCTCACTTGGCTAGGCACAGACCAAGCCAAGGTCGAGGTCAAGACCGAGCGAGACGCTTGGGCCACCACCGGCAATGCCGTCTTCGAGTACGAGTGCAGAGGCAAGCCCTCAGGCATAGCCGTCACAGAGGCCGACTACTGGTGCCACATCCTACGCCTAGGCGACGTCCCCCAAGCCACCTACCTGTGGCGTACCGAGGACCTCAAGGCCTTCCTCCGTAAGTGCATCACCATGCCCGGCCATGCTGGCTCACGCCTTACCTCAGGTGGCGATGGCAATGCCTCCAAGGTCATCCTAGTGCCTGTCCCTGCCCTCTGGAGGATAGCCTCAGAGACCTTACCGTTTGCCACCAGAGCCCAGTCCAATCCCTGAACGACGTAGCACTAGGGCCATTCCCTAGTCTGGCTTCCTAGGCCATTCCAAGGGGTGAATCGGTCTAGGTGTATCTAACCCGACGCGACCCCCATGGTAAGTCTTGAAAGATAGGCCCCATGTCAAGCCCCCTATCTACCGGCCACACGCTTTGGCCTGCTTTATGTCCAGCCCGAGCCCTGATTTAGGCCCGACTAGACATAATGACTATTTTGCGAAATCACTAATCTCAATCCTGTCTCACTTACGAAGGGGGCGGGGGGGGTCTGAAAGTTTTTTCATCCATTTTCGCTGACGGATTCACATCCACCACTGTTTTGTCCAAAAAACCTTTAGGGTCCTGAGCCCACGACAGGAAGGACTGGGTGGTTTCTGGCTTGGCCGGGGCGGCTTCCAGTTCCACGACATCGAATTTCTTGCCGTCTTGGCCTACCCCCTTGGATTTGAGCAGTTTGTCCAGCGTTTCGTGGGTAATGCTGAATCTGTGCTCAACGACCGCCTGAGGCTGGTCTTGGAGGGTCTGAATCTTGTCGATTGCAATACCCATGGCGATAGGCACTTGGGAGACATGCAGACTATCGAGTTCGTCGACCAACTTCTGAGAGGCTCTTTGGACGAAGGCCTTAAGGTTGCGTACAGTGGTGGCTTTGAACTCGTCTTGCAGGCCCGTGGACTCTGGCATGGCCTTCTTTATTGCCGTTACGTTGTTGGGGGACATCTTGGCCAACTTGGCTACCTCTAGGACCGGGGTGCCCTGACGGAGCATCTCCTCGACCTGTTGGCGGCGTTCCTCGGAGACGCGGGAGGCGTTGTGGTTGGAGGAGGGGTTGGTGTCTAGGCGTTCGTTGTCCACGGTTGACAGGACCGTAGTTGGGGCTCAAGGGTTGTCAACGATGCAAGAGGCCGACGAATACTTTGAACGTAGGTTCTTGGTGGACATGCCGCCCATTCGGACGACCCATCAGGCGGACCTGCGTATCCTCAAGACAAGGGACGGACGCCAGTTCATCGGCAAGATGGCGAACTCGGACATCAAGCGATGGGTCGAGCAGTTCAAGTTGATGGCGAAGAAGAATGTCCCGGATAAGCCCTTTGACGGCCCGCTGGAACTGACGCTGTACTTCGGCTTTCCGCTCATCAAGGCGGACAAGGGCAAGGCGTCGGCCATGACGACGAAGCCCGACTTCGACAACTTGGCCAAGTCCGTCTGCGATGCCCTGACCGACCTCGGCTTCTGGCACGACGACTCTCAGGTGGTGTTCGGCAAGGTGATGAAGTTCCGCACCCCCAGTCCGTTCGTCGGTATCTTCATCAAGCCAGCCCCGTGGATTGACGACCAGTACTGCGAGGCCATCCGTACCCACCTGACCCATGAATGAACTGCTGAAGGAGTCCGAGGTCATCGAGCGTTGGGGCGTCCCCAAGGACGAACTGGTGGCATACCGCAAGGATGTGCTGGTTGAAGGCCGGGACTGGGAACGCATCCCTTCTGGCAATCGCCCCATCCAGACCTGTCCTGTCGCTTTCACCGAGGAAGGCCAGAATCGGGTGTTCGAGCGTTTCGGCCTGAAGCAGGGCCCCTATGTCGCCGAGCCCGCCGAACTGCCGAAGGAGGAAATCCTCAAGGCGACCGTTACGAAGGTCGGATTCCCTAACCGCCGAATCATGCAGATTCAACTTGAGGACGGAAAGCGGGTCTTCTGCAACGTTTTCGACTCAACACCGTTCAAAGCGGAATTGCCCATCGCGGTTAAGTATCGCGGAGGGCGTTATTACTGCGAACATCGCCCCACCTCGATTCTCCGAGTTAACCACCTTGTCAACAGAACCAAGAACAATGAAATACCCAAAGAATAGCAAAGAATCGTCCGAATCGAAGAACTTCGAGAAGGGCGAGAGACTGATGAAGACCGAACGCGAGTATCGCGAGCCCTCTCGCGGCAAGTCGAAGTCGGACAGCATGCCCTCCGGTGGTCGTAAGAACTACAAGGGCAAGAACTGGTGCTAACCGCCGCCGCCAATAAAAAGCCATGACCGTCATCGTCATCACCACTCTCCTCGTCCTATCGTCGTTCGCCCTCGGATTCATGTTCGGGGTGAACAACCCTGACTGCGTCCAGAAGGTTCGCGACTTCATCGCGTTCTGGAGGAAGAAGTAACATGGGCCTGCCGACCAAGGCGATAGCAAGGGCAATACGCTCGATTGCCAAGGCCGTCGGCTCGGCCGAAAAAAAGGCCTCCGGGTATGTCGGCTCCAAGGTTCTTAACGCGAGAGCCTCCGGTCTCGGCGACTCTCGTTACACCATCAACGGATACATCTCCCAGTTCTTTCCTAAAGCGGCCGAGAAAGATGTGGTCAAGAATTACGGGGTAGCATCAATGCTCCCTAGGGGCTACATGCGTCCGTTTGATTTGAAGTTTGTCCGCCAAACGGGAAAAACTGGCCTAGACCCAAAGCCAGATAAGGTTTACTTGGCGGGACACGACATCACCGACCACTGGCACAGCGGCAACTTCAAGCCGGACCATTGGGCTGAGTACCTGCCAAATGGCGGGCACAAAGTCGGGTACAGCACGAAATGGTGGAAAGGCGACCCGCTTGATGACCTCGACCTGACATGGCGTAAGTTCAAAGATAACCCTCTCGGCAGGGAAGGTGGAATTTCGGGCCAGTACACCCAGAGGCTGTCGGATTACGGCCCCGCCGAAATCGAGATGGGCCGCGAATGGATTGCCGGTACTGGTGCCAGTGCCGCCGCATTCTGGGGTGCCGTCTCGCAGATGCGTAAGCCAAAAATTCAACAGCAACCAAAGCCACTTGATGCGACGGAGTAAGGACGAGCCAGACTACGAAGTCTTTGCCCCGTCCAAGGGCACCAATCACCTGCTCGACCCGACCAGAGTGTCGGATGGTCTGCTCGGAGCGATAAACCCAAGCCTCGGAACTCAGGTAGGAGACAGGATGAGGAGACGCCTCGATGGCGACCTCAGCGTCGACAAGGAAACCAAGGACAGCATCGCACTGAAGCCCGCTTTCATCGCCTCCGGTGCTTCCTCGCCCTACGGACTGGGCACCTCCGACGGCAATAGCATGATGGCCAACAGGCCCATCCCATTGCATAGGCCCCAGACCAAGGGAGGCGGACCGAAAAGTACTTTGAGGACGCCTAAAAAAATGTTTTCGTCCTTCGGACGAGGCGTGCCTTTTAGCGGCGGGCTGGCCGACTTCTTCAGGTCAGCGTCTGCTGGCCCAGCGATAGGGTTCGGCAGCAAGCGACATTTCATCCCGAACCAAGGCTTGTTTGACATGGGAATAAATGTCGGCCCTAAAACCCTTCAGGGGCTTTCGTTCAACGGGGCGTTTCCGATGTTCAACCATCAGCAATTCAACTCAAGCATGGCAATCTCGCCGCATGATGAAGAAGAAGAAGCCTGATGTCTGCTGATAGCGTCACCGTAGCGGGGATGAAACTCACGAAGCATCCCATCATCCACCTTCCGTCCGAAGACGAGGTGCTTGAGATGGCACGGACGCTCGGTACCGACGCCACCGTAGAGGTGATGCGTCGCCGTGAGGAGAAAATTCAGGCTGAGGCTCAGGACCCTTACAGGCACGGGTTTGAGCCGACGAGTTGGGCAGACGCGGACGGGCTTCTGATGAAGGGCTCGGAATTGCTAATCATGGGTGGGAATCGTGCTGGCAAGACCGAGTACGCCGCGAAGCGGGTGATGCAACTGCTGTGCTCCCGACCCAACAGCCGCGTCTGGTGCCTGCACACCACAAGCCAGACGTCCATTCAGATGCAACAGGCGGTCATCTGGAAGTACATGCCGCCGGAGTTCAAGAACGCCCGCAAGACCAAGGTCACGAACATCCAGTACTCGCAGAAGAACGGCTACACGGATGCGACCTTCGTGCTTCCGAACCGAAGCCAGTGCTTCTTCATGAACTACGGTCAGGAGAAGAAGGTCATCGAAGGTGGCGAACCTGACCTGATTTGGTGCGACGAGTTGGTGCCGCAGGACTGGATTGAGACCCTTCGATACCGTCTGGTCACTCGCTCGGGTAAGATGATTCTCACCTTTACGCCAATCACGGGGTTCACCCCTGTCGTGAAGGACTACGTGTCGGGGTGCCGCATTAAAAAGTCCCTGTTCGCCGACCTATTGCCAGACACCCAGAACGTTCCGGGCGTGCCAAAGGGCCACATGCCCTACATCGCCGACTGCTCCAAGGGCTCGGCGAGCGTTATCTGGTTCCACTCCATCCTGAACCGATACTCGCCGTTCGAGCAAATCAAGTTGGCACTACGCGGCAGAGGTCCGTACGAAATCAAGATTCGTGCGTACGGCTGGGCGGAATCTCTTGCAGGCTCCCAGTTCCCACGCTTCGGCGAGCCGAACATAATCCCTGCCAATCAGGTCCCAAAGGAGGGAACCAACTACATGGCCGTCGACCCGGCGGGCTCCAGAAACTGGTTCATGGTCTGGATGAGGGTGGACAAGGACGGAAACAAGTACGTCTACCGCGAGTGGCCTGACATCAGCATGGGCGAGTGGGCACTGCCATCCGAGAAGCCAGACGGCCGACCCGGCCCAGCCCAGAAGCAAGGAGCGGGCATGGGTCTCAATGAAATTAAGGAGCACATCAAGGACCTAGAGGGCGGCGAGGAATTGGCAGAACGCTTCATCGACCCTCGGGCCGCTGGCTCTCCGGTCATCAACAAGGAGGGCGGCACCACGCTCCTTCAGTTGCTGGATGAGGAGCCGAATCCGATGTACTTCACTCCAGCCGCTGGCCTTAGGCTTGAGGAGGGCATCTCCATCATCAATGACTGGTTCTCCTACGACCAGAACCAGCCCATCTCTACGGTCAATCAGCCTAAACTTTTCATCTCCGAGGACTGCAAGAACCTCATGTGGTGCTTGCGTGAGTGGACCGGCTCCGACGGCGAAAAGGGCTCCAGCAAGGACCCCATCGACGCCCTTCGCTACATCGCCGTGATGCAACCCGATTTCGCCGACAAGCAGACCAACAAGCCTCTGTTTGGTGGCTCCTATTGACATGAACCAAACACCACCACTCCTCAGGCTCGCGGAGGCATCGCGGCACTTCGGCCTATCCAAGACCACCCTCATCCGACTCCGCAAGCAGGGCGTCCTGAGAATCTTCAAGACCCAAGGCGGCCAGAACATGTTCTACCGCGACGACATCAAAGCATTCCTTTCCAACAATTCCACCCCTTCCA